TCTATTCCACCCGGAAACACAGCCCGGCGGCCCCCCGGCTCCGGGTCCTGCTGCCCCTTGACCGTACCGTGTCAGCGGACGAGTATGAGCCCCTGGCCCGCAAAGCGGCGGAGTTTATAGGCATGGAGCTCATGGACCCCACCACCTTTGAGGTGTCCCGGCTCATGTATTGGCCCTCCTGCTGCGCTGACAGCCAATATATTTATCTCTGGCAGGACCGGCCCCTCATCTCCGCCAATGGCCTGCTGGCCAAATATGAGGACTGGCGTGACTGTGCCCTCTGGCCGCAAGTGCCGGGCGCTGTGAGCCTCCCCAAGCTGGCCGTCAAGCAGGGTGACCCGGAGGGCAAAAAGGGCGTGGTGGGGGCTTTCTGCCGCACCTATGACGTTTTCCGGGCCATGGATGAGCTCATCCCCGGAATGTATGAGCCCGTGGACAATATGCCGGGCCGCTACACCTACCTGGGCGGCTCCACCACCGGCGGGGCCGTGGTCTATGACAACGGCAAATTTCTGTATAGCCACCACGCCACGGACCCCTGCTCCAACCGGCTGGTCAACGCCTTTGACCTTGTGCGCCTGCATCGCTTTGGGGACAAGGACGATGAGGCCCAGCCGGGGACGCCCACCAACCGCCTGCCCTCCTATGTGGCCATGTGTGAGCTGGCCGTGCAGGACGCCGGTGTGGCCGCCCTCATGAGCCAGGAGCGCTACCAGGAGGCCGTGCAGGACTTTGAGGGCGTGGCCGGGGACAATGATGAGGACCCCGCCAACTGGATGACCCTGCTGGCCTTGAACACCCAGACGGGGCTCCCCAAGGCCACCATTGACAACGTGTGGATTATCCTGGAGCATGACCCTCTCCTAAAAGGCCGCTTTGCCCTCAACCGCTTTGCGGGCCGGGGTGAGGTCCTGGGGGCCCTCCCATGGGACGCCCGCACGGTCCGCCGCCTCTGGGATGACAATGACAATGAGGGCCTTTATTGGTACATGGAGCGATACCACCACATCACCGGCAACGGGAAGATTGACGGGGCCCTCTCCCTCCACGCCACCGCCCACGCCTTTAATGAGGTGCAGGACTTTTTGAGCGGTCTGGCCTGGGACGGGGTGCCCCGGCTTGACACCCTTTTCATTGACTACCTGGGGGCCGCTGATACCCCATACACCAGGGCGGTGACCCGCAAGGCGTTTACCGCCGCCGTGACCCGTGCCATGATACCCGGCAGCAAGTATGACAATATGCTCATCCTGGCCGGGCCCCAGGGCCTGGGCAAGAGCACCCTGCTGGATAAGATGAGCCGGGGCTGGTTTAATGACAGCATCCGCACCTTTGAGGGCAAGGAGGCCTCTGAGCTCTTGCAGGGGGTGTGGCTGGTGGAAATATCGGAGCTTGACGCTTTCCGGCGCACGGACGTGGCCCGCATCAAGCAGTTTTTGAGCCTGCGGACGGACCGTTTCCGGGCCGCCTATGGCCGCCACGTCAAGGAGCTGCCCCGGTGCTGTGTCTTTTTCGGCACCACCAACACCAAGGACTTTTTGCAGGACCGCACGGGAAACCGCCGCTTTTGGCCGGTGGACGTGGGGGTGGCCCCGGTCACCAAGGGCGTCTGGACGGACTTGCCCGGTGAGATTGACCAGCTCTGGGCGGAGGCCAAGGTCCGCTGGCAACTGGGGGAGCCCCTATACCTCAGCGGGGAGCTGGAGGAGGCCGCCAAGGTCAAGCAGGAGGAACACCGGGAAGTCAGCGCCCGTGAGGGCATCATCATGGACTTCCTGAGCCGCCAGGTGCCGGAGGACTGGCAGAGCTGGCCCCTGGACCGCCGCCGGATGTTTTGGGCGGGCTCCGTGCAGGGTGACATCAAGCTGGTGGACCGTGACCGGGTGTGTGCCCTTGAGGTGTGGTGTGAGGCCCTGGACGGCAGGCAAAAGGATATGCGATACAGTGACACGGCGGAAATCAACAGCATCCTTGAGGCCGCCGCCGGGTGGGAAAAGTCCACCAAGGCCATGCGCTGCGGCTACTGCGGAGTACAGCGTGGCTTTAGAAAAACCGTGTAACATTGCCTGTAACATCGTGTAACATTGGCCGCTGAATGTTACACGGACCCCGTAACATGTTACGCTGAATGTTACAGTCAATGTTACGGCTCAAACCCTTGCGGCGCAAGGCTTTGAGGCATTTTGTAACATTGTAACATTCATTTCCTATTAACCGTAAAACAGAGGATTTAGAGAGTATATAGACCGCCTAAATCGCCTGATGCGTATAAAAGTATAGAAAAACGCTGAATGTTACTACAAGGAGGCGAAAGCGTGAAAGAAAGTCAAATTGAGAGCTACATGGTCCGCAAGGTGAAAGAGCACGGCGGCCTGTGTTTCAAGTTTGTTTCTCCCGGCAATCCTGGTGTGCCTGACCGCATCGTCATCACCCCAGCCGGAAAGACCATTTATGTGGAGCTCAAAACGGAAATCGGGAGGCTGGCCAAGGTGCAGAAATGGCAGCGGAGCGAACTGGAGAAACGGGGGGCGGATGTCCGGGTGCTTTTTGGGATGGACGCCGTGAAAGATTTTTTGAGGGAGGTTTTTGGGGATGCAGTACATACCGCATAACTACCAGGCCTATTGCATCCAGCTTGTGACGGACCTCCCCGCCGTTGGTTTGTTCCTGCGGCCCGGCCTGGGCAAAACCAGCATCACGCTTTCCGCCGTCAACATCCTCAAGTATTTCCGCTGGCAGGTGTCCAAGGTGCTGGTGGTGGCCCCCAAAAAGGTGGCGGAGGCCACCTGGCAAAAGGAGGCGGCACGGTGGGACCACCTGCAACACCTGCGCATCTCCACGGTGCTGGGGAGCACGTCCAAGCGCATAAAGGCCCTCAGCACCCCGGCGGACATCTACGTCATCAACCGGGAAAATGTGGAGTGGCTGGTGGACTACTACCAGCAGGCCTGGCCCTTTGACATGGTGGTCCTGGATGAGAGTACCAGCTTTAAGAACTCCCAGAGCAAGCGCTTTAAGGCCATGCGGCGGGTCCGCCGTTTCATCAAGCGGATGGTCCTGCTGACCGGCACGCCGTCCTCCAAGGGCCTCATTGACCTGTGGGCCCAGGTGTATCTCCTGGACGGTGGTGAGCGTCTGGGGCCTACCCTGAGCGCCTACCGGGAGCGATACTTTGACCCGGACCAGCGGAGCCGGACCCAGATTTTCAGCTACAAGGCCAAGGACGGAGCGGAGAGCGCCGTGCTGGCGGCCATTTCTGACATCTGCATTTCCATGAAAGCGGAGGACTACCTGCAACTGCCGGACTTCATCCAGCATGAAATCCCGGTGATGCTGGATGCCAAGGCCAAGCGGGACTATGACCAATTTGAGCGAGACCTGCTGCTGGAGGTGGATGAGGACATCATCACGGCGGGCACCGCTGGGGTGCTGGTGGGGAAACTTTTGCAGTATTGCAACGGGGCCGTCTACAACAACGATGGCAAGGTGGTCCCGGTCCATGATTGCAAGCTGGACGCCTATGTGGAGCTGCTGGAGCAGTTTGACGGGGAGCATTGTTTGACGTTCTACGGCTACCAGCACGACAAGGACCGCATCCTGGAGCGGCTGGAGAGGTACAACAAGGGCCGCCGGGACAAGCTGCGGGTGAGGGTCTACAAGGGCACGGAGGATGAGGACGCCTGGAACAACGGGGAGGTGGACGTGCTGCTGGTGCACCCGGCAAGCTGCGCCTATGGTCTAAATCTCCAGGCCGGGGGCCGTCATGTGGTGTGGTATGGCCTCAACTGGTCCTTTGAACTGAATGACCAGGGAAATTGCCGCCTATACCGCCAGGGCTCCCCCTTTGACAAGGTTTTCGTGCATTACCTGGTGGTCCAGGACTGCGAGGATGAGGATGTCATGGAAACGATACGGGACCGGGCGGACACCCATGAGGCGGTCATGCGGGCCCTAAAGGCCAGAATTAAGAAAATCAAGGAGGAAACAACAAAATGAGCAGTATTGTGATGGATAAGGAAACGATTTTCACCGATGAGCTCATCCGGGAAAACGCCCGGCTGACCGTCCAGCATGAGGCGGACCTGCTGAGGGCTGACCAACTGGAGGAGCGGCTGGCGTCTGCGCCGTCCGCCCAGGACATCCAGCAGGCCGTGGAGCGGGCCCACATCGCTGAGGACAAGCTGGGTGGCGTCAACGCCATGCTCCGCCGGGCCCTTGATGACCTGCATTTTGTCATGGCGGGCGGCGATGCCTGCAAGGTGTGCGCCTGCAAGTGCACTTTCGGCACGGGTGAGTGCAAGCCTGTCTGGAAAGGTGAGGAGGCGGAGGAATGACCCTAAAGGAGCTGTCCCAGCTTTACTATCTCAACCGGGAGATTGAAATGGACCAGCGCCGCCTCCGTGAGCTTGAGGCCAGGGCCCTGCCGGGGGCTCAGGTCATCACCGGGATGCCTCACGGCACCGGCGTGGTGGACAAGGTGGGGGAATGTGCGGCGGAAATCGCTGACCTGCGGGGCATCATTGAGGCCAAGCACCAGCAATGCCTTTATGAGCGGAGCCGTTTGGAGCGTTACATAGCGGGCATTGATGACAGTTTTCTCCGGCAGGTGTTCACCTATCGCTTTATCAGCGGATTGCCCTGGCGGCAGGTGGCAGCCTGCATCGGCGGAGGGAACACGGAGGACGGATGCCGCAAGGCCGTGAAACGCTATCTGGAACGGTGACACGGGGGCGAATGTGTAACAAAATTCAATTTGTCCGTTTTGTCCGCTTTGTCTGTGGTATTCTGTATAAGCGGGTGTATGCCTCAAGGTGCAGCACCTCCTTGGTTGACGGCGGCAAGGTGATGGAAGATGAAACCCGGACCCTTGCCGCTGTCATTTATTTTGATTTGGGGTGGTGAGAATGGCCAAGCTGACACCAAAGCAGGAGCGGTTTGTGGATGAGTACCTGGTGGACCTCAACGCCACCGCCGCCGCCAAGCGGGCGGGGTACAGTGAAAAGAGTGCGTCCAGGATAGCGATTGAACTACTCAATAAAACTCACGTTTCTGCGGCCATTCAAGCACGCCGGGACAAGCTGAGGGGAAAGCTGGAAATCACCCAGGAGGCGGTGTTGCAGGAGCTGGCGTCCATCGCTTTTGCCAACGGAACGGATTTTGTAACGGTCACCGGGGCCGGGCTCCTTTGCGTAAAGGCCACCAGTGAGGTGCCAAAGAACAAGCTCCCTGCCATTGCCGGTATCAAGTACAGCCAACTGGGCATTGAGATAAAGCTGCATGACAAGGTGAGGGCCCTGGAGCTGCTGGGCAAACACCTGGGCGTGTTCGCCACCGGCGGCAGCGCTGCCGCCGCTGAGGAAAACAACATCTTTGAGGTCATCGAACAGAGCACACGGGAGGAAATTGACACAAATGAAATTCCAGAGATTGAGCCCCCGGCAGAACCTGGCGATGACGTGGTGGAATAGGCCGGGCTTTGAGCGCTATGACGGCATCATCTGTGACGGCTCCATCCGCTCCGGCAAGACGGTGGCCATGACCGTGGGCTTTGTCATGTGGGCCATGGCCCGCTTTAATGACCAAAACTTTGCCATCTGCGGCAAGACCATTGAGAGCTTGCGCCGCAACGTCACCTCCAACCTGCCCAAGTGGCTGGCGGGGGTGTTTTCGTTCAAAGAGCACCGCACGGAAAACAAAATCGTGGTGAGCGCCGCCGGGCGGAGCAATTCCTTTTACCTTTTCGGCGGCAAGGACGAAAGCAGCGCCTCCCTCATTCAAGGCATTACCCTGGCGGGCATCCTGCTGGATGAGGTGGCCTTGATGCCAGAGAGCTTTGTCAATCAGGCCACGGGCCGGTGCTCTGTGGCCGGGTCAAAGCTGTGGTTTAACTGCAACCCGGAGGGCCCGTCCCATTGGTTTTACAAGAAATGGCTGGAGGGTGACCAGCCGAAAAAGCACAACGTCCTCCACCTGCATTTCACCATGGAGGACAATTACAGCTTGACCCAGGAAATCAAGGACCGCTATGAGCGGCAATATTCCGGGGTGTTCTATGACCGCTACATCCGGGGCCTGTGGGTGGTGGCGGAGGGCCTGGTCTATACCATGTTCAACAAGGACTTTCACGTTGTCCCGGTCACCCCCAGGCCCTATGACAAGTATTACATCTCCTGTGACTATGGCACCGCCAACCCCACCAGCATGGGCCTCTGGGGCCGTGCAAATGGCAAGTGGTACAGAGTGCGGGAGTATTACTATGACAGCCGGAAAGAGGGCAACCAGCGCACTGATGAGGAGTATTATGTGCAGCTGGAGGCGCTGGCCGGGGACCTGCCCATCACCAGCGTCATTGTGGACCCCTCCGCCGCCTCTTTCATTGAGTGCATCCGGCGGCACGGGCGCTTTTTCGTTGAAAAGGCCGCCAATGCGGTCATGGCGGGCATCCGGGACGTGGCCACACGGCTCCAATGCGGGGATGTGTTTTTCAATGCCTGCTGTACGGATTGCATCCGGGAGTTTGGGCTTTATCGGTGGGACGAAAAGGCCATAGATGACCGGCCCATCAAAGAAAATGACCATAGCATGGACGATGTGCGCTATTTCATCCACAAGGTTTATGCGCCATCCCTGGTGAGCTTTTGAGTGAGGTGTTTCCCGTGCGTGTTTCTGTGCTGGGCGTCCAATACGCCCTTGAATATCGGACAAAGGCCAATGACAAGGGGCTGGAAACCTGTGACGGCTATTGTGATACCAGCGCCAAGCTGTGCGTGGTCCGCAAGTACACGGCAGCGGAGCGCCGGGAGCCCCTGAGTTTGAAAGACCTGGACGCCTATATGCGCAAGTGCATGAGGCATGAGCTGACCCATGCTTTTCTCTATGAGAGCGGCTTGAGCGTGAACGGGATGAGCCCGGAAAGCTGGCCCACCAATGAGGAAATGGTGGACTGGATGGCCATTCAAGGCCCGAAACTTTATGACGCCTGGAAACGGGCGGGATGTCTGTGAGGTGACTGACGTGGTAGTGCTGAATTTGCGGGATGACTGCGTGGCCAGGACGGCCAC